ATCCAATCGGATAAGCCCGAGCGCCACACCTACGGGGTGCCGGGTCTGTGTTCTGTCACTGAAGGCACGCAGCGTCAGCGCTTCAAGCATCCCAAGGCGCGCTATCGCTGCGTGATGGTGGTGAGAGCGTTCGGAATGGATTGGAGAATCTAACTTGGCATTTCCCAGCTCCGCCGGTCACCCATACATCCTCTCCAATGCCTGGGAGGGTGCACGACAGGTCGCCGGCCGGATCAAGACGCAGGCGGCCAACCTGCGCATGATCTCCCTTGCGGGACCCACGACATCGAGCGACATCCTCTCGCTCCTGTCATCGATTGCCGATGCGAAGGGGCTGCTCCAGACCTACGCCGCGGTCCCTGGCCTTGCGGCCTATGCTCAAGCGCAGGTGAACGATAACCAGCTTGATGTTGCGGCCTCGTTCTCGGCGATGGTGGCGCGGCTCGATGCCTGTCGGGATTGGGTGATTGCGAACTTCCCGAAGGACGGGAGCGGCTATCTCCTGGCGCAGCAGTTCACGCCTGCGGGCTACACCGCTGATCGCACGTTCGACACGGCATCCCTTGCCGCCTTCCGCACGCAGCTGGATCTCTTGATCGCGACGATAGACTGATGGCGGCGCCGCTTTTCGTCAGCTACACGGCGACGGCGTACAACAGCAGCACCTCCCCGAAGGCGACCGCCTCCATCTCGGTGGTGGCCGGGGACATCCTGGTCGCCACAAGCGACATGGAGGGCTACGACACGACGGGCGGCCAGACCGCTGTCATCGTGCCCACAGGGGGAAGTCTCACCTGGACGAGCCAGCAGGAAGTGCTGGTCAACAACTACAACGTCGTTCGCGTCTCGACGGCGGTTGCTTCGTCGACGACCTCGTTCGCGGTCACGTTCACGGAGTCCGGGAGCGACCCGTCATCGCTCTTCTGGGGCGGAAGCGTCACGGTCTGGCGCAACTCCGATGGGGTGGGCGCATCGTCGAAGACGAACGTGTCGGGGGCAGCGCCGTCGCTTTCGATCACGACGACGCAAGACGAAAGCGCCATCGTCACCGCAAACGGCGACTGGAATGCCGTAGACGGTACGAGCCGCACCTGGCGCACGGTCAACTCGGTCACGCCGACTTCAGGCAACGGCTACGAGAAGCTCTACTTCCGGGATGCCGCGCGATATGCCGCGTATGCCGCGACCTATCCCGATGCCGGGACCGCGGGTGCCAAGACAGTCGGCCTTTCGGCGCCGGGCGGGCAGAAGTATTCAATCGCGGCTCTTGAGATCAAGGGCACCGCAAGCAGTGGGGCTATCACCGGCAGCACGAGTGCCGCGTTTAGCGCTTCAGGTGTTCTCCAGGGCGCCGGAGTTCTGGCGGGCGCATCTGCCGCAAGCTTCACCCCCGTAGGCGTTCTACGAGGTTCGGGAGCGCTCGCAGGCGCCACCGCCGCGGCATTCACCCCAGTGGGTGTGCTTCGTGGCACTGGCGCTCTTGCAGGCAGCTCAGCTGCGGCGTTCGCGCCCACCGGTACGTTGAGGGGTACAGGCGCATTAGCCGGTACGAGTGCCGCGACATTCAGCGCAAGCGGTACGTTCACCTCGAACGAAGCGCTCACCGGCGCTATCTCGGTCGCCTTCACCACGGCCGGGGTGCTGAGAGGCACCGGGATACTCGCTGGCAGCAGTGCCGCTGCTTTCAGTACCGCAGGCGTCCTGCGCGGCTCAGGAGCCCTGGCAGGCACTTCCGCTGTCACGTTCGCAGTCAGCGGCAGTTTCGGCTCAGCGCTCGCGGGAACGATCGGCGTCGTCTTCACGGCGAGCGGCACCCTGCGCGGCACGGGAGTTCTCTCGGGGCTCTCGGCCAGCGCATTCACGGCGACAGGTGCCCTTGGCAGCCTCACGGGAGGCGCCATCACGGGATCAGCGGCGATGGTTTTCACCGCCACGGGAACCCTGAGCAGCCTCATCGCCACGAGAACCCCGCGGACCCGGGTCATGACGGTAGGCCAGGAGCGTCACGTCAGCGCCATCCGCCCGAATCGACGCACCGTCATTCAGCGCAACCGATTTCACTAGAGGATCGTCATGTCCGCCACGAATGTGATGGAGAACGGGCTCCTGAGCCTGATCTTCGAAAACGCCAACTACGCAAACGTAGGTGACGCGACCGGCCTTCGCGGCTCAAGCACCGCGGGCGTGTTCTACATCTCCCTGCACACCGCAGACCCCGGTGAAGCCGGCAGCCAGAACACGACGGAGAGCGCGTACACCAACTACGCCCGCCAGTCCGTCGCAAGGTCCACCGCCGGCTGGACAGTGACCTCCGGTGTCGCAGACAACGATGCCGCGATCACCTATCCGCTATGTGGCGTGACTGGCTCCACGGTCACCCACTTCGGCATCGGCTCGGACGTCTCAGGCGCCGGCAACCTCTTCTTCAAAGGCGCAAGCCCGCTCGCAGTCGCGGCAGGCATCACGCCAAGCTTTGCCGCCGGCGCACTGGACATCTCACTTGACTGAGCTACTCCAGAAACAGCGCATCGAAGTCGCAACCGAAGGCGAGCTTGTGGTCCTGCGCATCGGCAACAGCGAAATGAAGATGGAGCACGACACCGCCTTGAAGCTCTCCACCTGGCTGCGCGTGAGAGGCAAAGAAGCCCAGAGGAATGCCGGAGCGGTTGCTCACTGGAGCATCGTCGGCAACCTCACCGACGTTCAAGCCGGCGGAAGACCCTGGTAATGGACGACTACGGCTGCTGGTACGAAACGTACTGGCACAACCGCATCGACTACGAGAAGGACCCGCAGGAAACCATCGACCTAAGCTTCGCTTGGGCCCCCAAGCTCGATGGCGACACGATTGTCACAAGCACCTTCACTCTCCCGGACGGCCTGACCGAAGAGAGCACCGCTATCGATGGCAGCATCACGACCATCTTCGTCTCAGGCGGAACCATTGGCAGGATCTATCGCATCGTGAACACCCTGACGACTTCAGGCGGCCGAACCTACGAGCGCACGATCTACGTGCGGGTGAGGGAGTCGTGACCAAACGAGCCGCATGGACCCCTGACAAAGTGCGTCAGCGGATCAAAGTAGGTGTACTCATGCAGCGCCTTAAAGATCATGCACTTGGTACGCTCGAAATGAGTGCAACACAGATCAAGGCTGCGGAGATCCTGTTGCGCAAGGCAATTCCAGACCTGAAGTCTGTCGAGCACTCGGGCGAGATCATCCAGCGCCATGTAACCGAAGTCTCCGATGACGAACTTGCGAATATCGCGGCAGGAAGCAGCGATAGAGCTGCTGAAGCGCCGCAAAGCTCGCACTAAGCTTCAGCCTTTCGTCGAATACACGACGCTCAACTGGCGCCCGGGGAAGATCCACCGCGTCATCTGCGAGCAACTCGACCGTGTAATCGCGAAGGAAGTGGACCGGCTGATGCTGCTGTGTCCGCCCCAGCACGGAAAGAGCACGGCCGCATCCAAGCGCATGCCGGCTTACGTGTTGGGTCAGGACCCGCGCATCGATGTGATCTCCGCGAGCGCAACCGCACAACTCGCCGAGGAGTTCGGCCGCGAGGTGAGGAACTGCATCGGCAGCAGCGAGTACCGCGCGCTCTTTCCCGAGACGACGCTTGCTGAAGACTCACAGGCGAAGGGCCGCTGGAACACGAGTCACGGTGGCGGTTACTACGCGGTGGGCATGGGCGGAGCGCTCATGGGACGCGGTGGCGAGCTTGGGATCATCGACGATCCGTTTGCGACCTGGGAAGACGCGCAGAGCCAGCTCTCACGCGATAAAGCCTGGGACTGGTACACGGGCACGTTCTACAACCGCATCAGACCCGGCGGTCCGATCATCGTCATTCAGCATCGGATGCACGAAGACGATCTCGTCGGGCGCCTTCTGGCTCAACAGCAGACCGGCGGAGATCGCTGGGAGGTTGTGGAGCTACCGGCCTTGCTCGATGACCCGCCCTGGATAGAGCGGTACGACCGCGCAGCGCTAGAGCGCATCAAGCGAATCTCAGGCCCACGAAAGTGGGCCGCTTTGTATCTGCAGAACCCCACTCCCGATGAAGGCACCTTCTTCAAGCGCGAGTGGTTCGAGCTATTCGACCCCACCAAGCTCAAGGGCGGACATGCCTACACGACGGCCGATTTTGCGGTTACCGAAGGCGCGGGAGACTTCACCTCGCTCGGCACGCACAAATACATCGACGACACGCTCTGGCTGGGCTGTGAAGGCTGGCGCGGGCAATCAAGCGCAGATCAGTGGATCGAGCGGCTCATCGACCAGTTCGCCCGCTTCAAGCCGCTGTGCTTCTACGGGGAGTCAGGGCCCATTCGCCGATCCATCGAGCCGTTCCTGACACGTCGTATGCGCGAGCGTCGCACGTTCTGCCGGCTCGAATGGCTCGTGAGGGGCCACGACAAGCCGACGATGGCGCGCCCGCTGCAGGCCATGGCATCGGGCGGGAAAGTGAAGATTGCCGATACCGAGTTCGGCCACAACCTGCTCGCGCAGCTGCTGCAGTTCCCCGCCGGTATGCGGGACGACGATGTGGACATGGCAGCCCTGATGGCGTTGGCCATCGACCAGGCGAGTCCCGGTTTCGTGCCGGTCGATCCGAAGCCGAAAGTGCGTGATTCGTGGGACGAAGAGGAGCGCGTGAGTTCGTGGAAGACAGCGTGAAGAGATACCGCACGAGGCTGGTATTTGCGGACCTTGGCGCTAGGGCAGCCATCCAGTACACGAATAGCCGAGGGCAGCGCGATGTGATCGTGCTCACCTGGCTGAATCCAGTGCTGCGGCTCATCTCCAATGCGAGGTGGTGGATCAAGCGGCATTGCAGGGGCCTTCAGTGACTGACGAGCCCGTAGAGAAGACGGTCGATGACAAGCTCAGCGCCAAGCGCCGTCATGTCGATGAGTACGTCGACAACACGAGAGACGAGAGGAACGAGGCGGAGCTGCATCGCGACTACTTCGACGACAAGCAGTGGAGCGCGCACGAGGTCTCGGTACTCAATTCCCGCGGCCAACCGGTCATCACGGACAACAAGATCAAGGACAAGGTCGAGTACATGGAAGGGGTGGAGAGGAAGACCCGCACCGATCCCAAAGCCTTTCCACGCACACCGGTCGAGGAAGAGAACGCCGACGTCGCAACCGATGCGATTCGGTATGTGTTCGACTCGAACCGCTTCCCCATCGCGAAGTCAGCGGTGTTCCAGAACCTGTGCATCGAGGGGTTCGGTGGCTGTGAAGTCATCGTCGAGAAGGACAACCCGAAAAAGGTCCTGATCCGCAAGATTCGCTGGGATCGGCTCTATCGCGACCCGTACAGCATGGAGCCAGACTGCTCCGACGCGCGTTACCTCGGGATCGTCACGTGGATGGACGAGTCGCGCGCCATTGAGAAGTGGCCGAAGAAGAAAGAGGCGCTCCAGGCTACGAGCGCACAGGGCACGAACCGTAACACCGGGGAGTCGACCGACGACAAGCCGAAGTGGGTCGATGCCAAGCGCAAGCGCGTGCAGGTGTTCGAGGAGTACGAGAAGAAGGCCGGCAAGATCTTCCGCTCGGTCTTCTGCTGGGGTGGCTTCCTTGAGGAAGAGGCCGAATGCGCCTACGTCGACGACGACGGCAAGCACGAGTGGCCGATCATCGTGGCGTCTGCCTACATCGACCGCGAGGGCCGTCGTTACGGCCTCGTAAAGCGCTATATCAGCCTGCAGGACGAGATCAACAAGCGCCGGAGCAAGTCGCTGCACCTGCTGAACAGTGCCTTCCTGAAGGCTGAGAAAGGCGCTGTCGACAACATCCAGAAGGCACGGGAGATGGTTGACCGGCCAGATGGGTATGTCGAGGTGAACGGGCCCGAGATGCTCTTCGAGGTGGAGCGCCATCTTGATCTATCCGCCGGTCACTTCCAGCTTCTGCAGCAGGCGGAGCAGGCGCTGTCGATCACGGGCCCGAATGCGGCTCTTCTTGGTCAGTCAGGCGCCATTTCAGGCCGTGCCAAGCAGCTCGACCAGCAAGGCGGCGCACTTCAGATCGGTGTGTTGTTCGATGCGATCCGCGACTGGCAGTTGCGCGTGGCAAAAGCCACCTGGAACCGCATCCGCCAGTATTGGGACGAGGAGATGATGATCCGCGTCACCGATTCGGAAGCGGGATTGAAGTTCGTCTCACTCAACAAGCCGCTCACCAATGGCGATGTGCAGGCGAAGAAGCTCAAGGGCATGCCACCGGAGCAGGCTCAGCCCCTGTTGCAGCAGATTGCAGCCGATCCGCGAGCCGCATTACCCGCGATGGACGATCAGAACCGCCCCGTGCGGGAAAACGACGTCGCCATGCTCGATGTGGACATCATCCTGGACGAGGCCCCGGACGTTGTGACCCTGCAGGCGGAGGAATTCCAGAAGCTTGCTGATTTGGCCGGTTCCGGTCAGGTGCAAATTCCGCCGGATGCGCTGATCGAAGCCTCGGGGCTTCGTCCGGAGACCAAGAAACGCATCATGGACATCATGAAGGGCGCGAATAACCCGGCTCAGCAGGTGTTGGCGCAGTTCCAGCAGGCGATGCAGCAGCTAGAGGAGCTGCTCAAGGAAGCCGAGGTGCGCAAGACCGTCGCCGAAGCCTCCCTCAAGGAGGAGCAGGCGAAGAAAACGGCGGTCGAAACCGTCGCTAAGGCTGCGGATGCTCTCGATCCAAACCCGAAGCTTCTACCGCCTCAGCAGAAACCGGCAGCACAGGGCTCAGGCGCTGCTCAGGCAGCGTGACCATCAGTTCGAGGTTGAGCGCGAGCAATCGAAGCTCTGCGATCACGTCGAACACGGTGAATGAGTGGCTGAGCACGTGCTGAATCTCGGCACGTTTACCGTTCGGTAACCGCAATTTGAATGGCAGCGCGTGTTTTGCGCCTCCCGGGGCTGCGATCACGAACGTGATGCCTTGCATGTTGAATTCAGGATTGGTCATCGCGCACCTCGTGTGTGGTGACTCGATTCTATACCCGCCGCCGGGGTCACACGGGCGTATGGCTGCTCGCCATGAATGAGCGCAGTGCCGCCGACTTCACGGGCGTACGTACCCAACGAACTGGAGATGACGATGGACGCATTCAAGAACGCTTTTTCCGAGAATCCCGTGAAGGTTGAAGTGCCAACCACGGACGATAAAGCAGAGGCCGAAGCTCCCGAAACGGAAGCCATCGCCGCTGAGCCCGCTGAGCCGTCGTCAGCGAAGGAGCCCGATCCCAAGGCCGAAAAGCCTGCGGACGAGCCCAAACCACAGGAGCCAAAGATCTCGCGCACGGTCCCGCAGGAGGCATTACACGCCGAACGCGAACGCCGACGTGAGGTTGAGGCGCAACTTGCAGAGCTGCAGAAGAAGCCAAGGACGTCGGTCCTTGAGGATGAGGACAAAGCGTTTTCCGAACGCCTGTCCGAAGCCACCCGGCCTTTCGTGCAGCGCCTGTTCAACATGTCGGTTGCTGCCGCCAAGCGCGTGCCAGGACGCGAGGATTACCAAGACGTCTACGAGTTCATGAACGAGGAGGTGCAGAAGCACCCCGAACTCATGAGGGACATAGACGCTGCGGAAGATCCAGGTGAATTCATCTACAGCCTCGGCAAGACCCGTAAGGAGCTTGCTGCGGTGGGCGGTGACATCACGAAGCTGCGCGAGCAAGCGACTGCTTCAGTTCAGAAGGAACTGACTGCCGCAAAGGAGCGAATTCGCGCTCTGGAAGCGGAAGTTGCGGCGAAGAAAGAGTCGGAAGAGAAGCGCTCGAAGATCCCCTCGTCAACGAATACCGAGCAGTCCGGCTCACCCAAGGACGAAGTCTTTGCGGGGCCACGCTCTCTCAAATCCGTTCTCAACAACTAATCGCTGCCGGGGTTCACGATGGGCATTGCATGCCCTCTGACCTGTGCGGCCAGAGGGTTCTATGGCTATTACATACACCGCAAGTGCGGCACGCGTTCAGGCGTGGGACGACGATTTCTGGACTGAGTACGTTCGCGAGAGTCGCTGGAAACCCTATATGGGCACCAGCGAGAACTCGATCATCCAGGTGAAGGAGCGCGGCTCGGGCACCTGGAGACGCGGTGATCGCTTCACCTACAACTTCGTCGGGCAGCTCACCAATTCGGGTGTGACCGGCTCGAACATGATGGAAGGCAACGAGGAGGCGCTCGATCAGAAAGCCTTCCTGCTCTCCGTCGACAAGATCCGCAACGCCGTGATCATCCCCGAAGTCGAGGAGATCAAGAACGCCATCGACATGCGCGATGCGGCTCGCGAGACGCTGAAGACGTGGATCAGCAAGGATCTGCGCGACAAGATGACCCTTGCGGCAGGCGCCATCAACGGCGTGACGTTCGCATCGGCAACCGAGGCGCAGCGCGATGCCTGGCTCGATCAGAACTATGATCGCGCCTTGTTCGGTGCGGCGCTGTCCAACACCGATTCGACCGGTGGAACGGTTGCGTACGACTTCTCCGACTCCCTCGCAACCATCGACAACACCGCTGACAAGCTGACACCGGCGGCCGTTTCGCTCATGAAGCGCATCGCTCAGTCGGCGAGCCCGATTGTGGCGCCAGTGCGCACGAAGGGCGATGAAGAGTGGTATGTGCTCCTCGTCAATCCGCGTGCGATGCGCGATCTCAAAGAGAACGCGACGATGGCACAGGCCAATCGTGACGCGCGCGACCGGGGCAAGGACAACCCGCTCTTCACCGGCGCGGACCTTCTGTGGGATGGCGTGATCATCCGGGAATTCCCGGAGATTCCGTACACCACGAACGGCACGATTGCGGTGGCTCCGGTGTACCTCATGGGTGCGCAGGCACTGGCGATGGCTTGGGCGCGTCGCTCGCGGACCGTCACCAAGCTCTTCGACTACAACGACAAGTGGGGCGTTGAGATGAGCGAGATCCGTGGCATGGAGAAGATCCGCTTCAACTACAACTCCAGCGTCGACACGGAGACCAAAGACGCCGGCATGGTCACGGGCTGGTTCGCTGCGGTCAGCGACTAAGCCACCCCCACTTCACGAGGAAAACTCAATGGCTACTCTGTATTCCCCCCGCTACGGCACTGCGACTCAGCAGAACGCCGTTCCGCAGGCCGTGGGCGGCGGCATTCTCAACGTCAACTGGGCGACCTACAACTTCACGGTCAACCCGACCGCGGCGGATGTGGTTCGCATGCTCAAGCTGCCAGCGCGCTCCACGGTTCTTTCGGGCCTTCTGTACGGCCCGGACATCGACACGGGCACGGACGCACTCGATATCGATGTGGGCTGGCTTGCGAACGGCGTGGAAGCGGCAGACCCGGACGGCTTCGGCAACATGGGTGTGTTGAACGGCGCTGCAATCACGAACCTGAAGCCCGAGACGGGCATCTATCGCCCGTTGGGCGGGGTGCTCTTCACCACGGGCCCGCAGTTCTTCACGAATGAGACCGACATCGTTCTGACGGTGATTGCGGCCGCACAGGCTGGCGGCACTGGCCGGTTGACCCTTCAGGTCAACTTCGTCTGCCTGTAAGGAGAAACGACATGGCACTTTCAAAGTTCAAGTACGTCGGCGGGAAAGACACCGGCATCAATCCAGACAAGGCGAAGTCGATCTACGGCATCCAGTTTCCGCTGGGCAAGGCCGTAGAAGTCCCGGATGACGTCGCTCACAAGCTGCGCACGAAGGCAGGCCGCGAGGGCGATGAATTCGTCGAGGTCGCCGTTGGTGCGGAGAAGACCGAAGCGGAGCTTCAGCAGGAGAAAGACGAGAAGCTCCTGGCGAAGAGCAAGAAGAAAGACGAGAAGCTCTCGCCCGAGGAAATCGAGGAGCTGAAAGCGGTCAAGGAGCGCGAAGACGCTCGGATCGCCAAGGTCCAGAACGACGCGAAGCTCGGCCGATGAAAGGAGAGCCGGGGACTGACACCCGGCTTTTTTCATGACACGCACCGACCTGTATCGAAAGGCGCTCGAAAAGCTGCACATCGCGGCGGCTGGCGAGCCTCTCCAGGCTGAAGACATCCAGCTCGTCAGTGAGAAGTATGTCTCTGTCTATGCGCTGCTCGCAGCCGAAGGGCTCGTTTCGTGGGGCGCAACGGATGACATCCCGGACGAAGCCGATGTGCCTATGACGGCAATCCTTGCGTGTGCAAGCGCTGTCGAATTCGACAAGCAGCCCGACATGCTGGAAGGTGCGATTGCCCTTCATGCGCGTCAGGGCGGGCCCTCGCGGGCCGAAATGCAGCTGCGGCGACTGATGCACAAGCCGTTCTACTACACACGCTCGCGGCCTGAGTATTTCTGATGAGGATTCCGTTCGGAATTGACGCGTATCAGTTGCGCTCACTGCCGTTTTCGGCCCAGCGAATGGTCAACTGTTACCTTGAGACGGCGCCACCTGCTGCGAAGACCTTCGCGGCCATCGTGCAGAGCTACGGCATATCGCCGTTGCAAACCATCGGCGACGGCTACGCACGCGGCGGCCTGACGCTGAACGGCATCCCCTATGTGGTGTATGGCACAACGCTTTATCGCCTCACACTGACGACGGCAACGCCTCTGGGAGAGGTTCCAGGGGGTGGCTACGTCGACATGGCCGGGGATGAGACCAACATCATGTTGGTGACCGGTGGCCTTGGGTACTACTGGAACGGCACGACCGTTCAGGAGATTACCGATCCCGACTTTCCTGGCGCCGAGTGGGTCGAGAACATCGACGGCTACTACGTCATCGGTGCGCCGGTGTCGGGCAAGTTCTATGTGTCGACGAACCGCAACCCAGCAGAGTGGAATGCGCTGGAGTTCGCGTCCGCTGAAGCCGCTCCAGACGATCTCGTAGGCTGCATCAAGAATCAGGCGCAGCTCTTCCTCTTCGGCAAAGAGTCGTTCGAAGTGAACGAGATCAGTGCCAACACCGATTTTCCCTTGCAACGCTCCGCGGCAGGTTTCGGGGATATCGGGCTGCTGTCCCGCTATGCCGCGGCGAACTGCGACAACACCGTGATGTTCCCCGGTCACGACGGGATCGTCTATCGCCTGAACGGCTACACGCCGGTCAGAATCTCGCATCACGGTATCGAGCAGGCCATCGAGAACATGGCCGACAAAACATGCTTCGGCATGTCTTGGAAAGAAGGCGGGCATGCGTTCTATGGCCTGTCCTTCGACACTCAGACGCTCGTATACGACGTATCGACCCAACGATGGCACGAGCGCACAAGCTATCTCCTCGACCGGTGGCGCCCGCTCTTCATCCTGCGCGCCTTCGACACGTGGATCACGGGGGACTTTTACACCAACGAAGTGGGCAAGCTCGATCCGAATAGCTTCACCGAATGGGGGCACACGCTTGTGTCCTCTGCCACTTCCCCGCCGGTGAGCGAAGACAACAAGCTCATTGCTCATAACCGCGTGGAGCTTGTGTTCGAACAGGGCGTGGGCGTGCCTATCGGGCAGGGCTCAGATCCGCAGGTGATGTT